TACTACAGTGACGCTACTATCAGCAGATTGCTTTTCCTTTAACTCTAGTTTTTCTAAATTGTTGAAAAAGATTGAGTTTGCTACTTGTACGAACTGCCCTACGGTGTTAGTATCTGCTTGATTAACTGCAAAATCAATTACGCTAGTAGCAGCAGTGGCAGGTGATGAGCGTCTATTTACATCATCATCTGTGAAAATACCCTCAATGACAATTGTAGAATTAACCATATTCAAATCAATACCTATCCTCTTTCCTCCAAATAACGGTATAGGCATACCACCAACTTTACGCTCTACGCTAAGGGCAATAGAGAGTGCTTGAAGTTCCATAGGAGGAAAAGGTTTGTCACCAAGACCTATTTTGTGACCTACTCCACCGTCAAAGTGGAGGCGAATAGGTGTACCATATCCGTCACTCATCTACCCGACCTCATTGTTGAACCACCGCTTGCACGAGCAATCTCTTGCTGGATGGCGTTGCTCATCTTTCTTGCGAACTCACGCTTGTCAGTTCTGTCTGTCATGCCTGATGGATTGATTGTAATATTGTAGGTGTTACCGCCTCCGCCTCCACCACCTTTCATTTCTACAGGAATAGAACGACCATCCGGTAGAGGAACAACTGCTTCTGTTCCGTGTAACATTACTGGGTAACCCGACTCAGGCCCAGTTGCTATACCACCGTCAGCGAATCCCATCATTTCTAAACCAGCATCAATGATTTTGCCGCCATATTCCATCACCTTTTCGATTGCATCGAGAATCGGCTGTATAGCATCCCATACTAAATCTAGTGCATAGGCAAATGCGTCAAATACAGGTGATAGAATATTATCCCAAGTCCATTCAAGCAGTGTTACCATAGCATCCCAAACAACCTTCAGATTTTCTATACCCTGCATTATACCCGGCCCTGCTGCATCCCATAGAGCACCAAGAGTATTATCCCAAACTAATTTCATACCGCTTACGAGTACATTCCAAAATGCTTTGATAACCTCCATACCAGCCTTCATTGGTGGGCCAACTAGATTCCAAAGTGGCACAACTGTAACATCCCAAATTGCTTTCATACCACCTACGAGTAAATCCCACCCTGCACCGACTGCCTTCATACCAGTATCTATTGGTGGGCCAACTAGATTCCATAAAGGAACTACAATATTATCCCAAGCCAAGGCCATACCAGCCATAATCACATCCCAAAGTAAACCAAGCGCAGTTAAGCCAGCCATGATAGGAATACCCACTAAGTTCCAAAGAGGCACAATCAAATTATCCCATGCTAATTTCATTCCTTTAACAAGAACATCCCATAAGACACCTAATACAACAAGACCGCCTTCGATAACTGGGCCAACTAGATTCCATAACGGTACTATTATTTCTTGCCACATTAAATCCATCCCTACCATGAGAACATCCCATGCTACCTTTATTGCCTCAAACGCAAGGCCAAGCGTGTCCATTATGAACTGCCCTATTGTCATTATAATAGGCTCAGAAAACTCCCAAAGTGCTTGGAAAATTGGCATGATGTTTTCATTAAACCAATCTTTGACAACTTGAAACTTTTCTTTTATGAATGTAACAGCACCAGCGAAAGCACCAGTTATTGCTGAAATTGCGCTACCAAATATACCACCAAGAGCACCAAAGATACCCGACACTGCACCAGCACCAGTCGATAACCCAGTAAGGGCTACGGTTAAGCCAGCCAGTGCTACCATCAGAAGTCCTCCCTATTTAGGAAATCATAGTCAAGAGACACTGTTTCTCGACTACCATTCTTCGCTGATTGCGTTGCTCTTTTGTTTGCTTTTTCCTCTTCTTCACGAGCAATCATCGCCCAAGTATAGGATTGATAGAATTGCTGTGGAGTCATCTCATGTACCTCTTTTATTGAAATTGTATAATGCTTTGCTACAATGTATGCTTTCATCTCAAGAGAGAGTTCTAAATCGGCAGGTGTCGCTATGACTTTGCGACTCAGGAAATCCCGAATCACTTCTTCCCGCCTTTGGTAAACCCCCCTGCCATCATTTCACCCAGTTCGTTAGGACTTGGTAGGAGTGCAGATATTTGTTCACCAATGTGACCCTTGAGTTTCAATAAGTCATCATCTGACATGGCTGGGTTAGTTCGCACTACCCAGTTTGTAAATGCATATTTGTAATAACCTTCAAGGTTCAAAGACATTTGACCATCTTTACCGATGTTAAACATTTCTTGTGCAGCCTTTTGAATGTCGAAGAAAGAAACATCACGCACCCAAACCTCCATGATAATATCAGGATTATCGGGGTCTACGCTAATTTCGTGTTTCTGTTCATCATGCCGTCTCATCAAAAGATTCTTGTTTGCTACTACTGTTTTCGTCATTTGTCTCACCATTGGTCACAGCCGCTTCAGCGGGGGTGTCCGACTCAACTTCAGCAGCCGCTTCAGCGGGGGCTTCAGTCTCAGTCGTGGACTCGGATATGCCTTCATCGTCACGCTTCAAGCGTAGAGCGATTTCGGCTTTTGTGCCGTAGACAGGTAGCCCACGGTCTTTGCATAGTGCCTGAAGTTCCTTGACGGTCATAGCGTCATAGGTCAGGTCTGTTGGAAAATCTTCGCTATCACCAATCTCTTCAGGTGTAGCCAATTCTGATGTTGCTTCATATACTTCTTCTGTTGGCTCTTCAGCAACATCTTGCTCATCTACTGTAGGTAAAAGTGCAGTAACTGCATCTTCAATGAGTTCTACTGAGCGCATTTTACCAGCAGCAGCAATATCTCCTTCAGTTACTCCTATCTCAGAAGCATACCAAAGAGCGTACTCTTCGTAAGATAGTTCTCCGTATTTTTTTGCTCGTTGTGCTGGTGTCACCATGTTAAATCACCTCAAGAATGTAGTATCGTGTCTCTTGAAACTACACGCAAAGCCTTTGGTAAAATCTTCAAAGGTGCTTTGATTACGCCTTTATCTTCAGGAATTGGTAGTGGTGCTTCTGTGATGTAGAAGTCATCCACTATAATGTCAATCTGCTCACGAGGAGTAGCAGACCCCGGTTTTGTAAAGGATAAGCGAATCATATTATCAGAACTTGATGGGTGGTCTACTGCCCTTCGCATCTTATGATAGAATACTGGGTCATCTACAATAATCTCACAGTCCATGCTGTACTCAGTTTTACCCTCAATAGCAAGTGAAGCGTTACGAGAGCCACCGAATGGGATTTGGTCAGTAGCACTGTCGGATGTAGCAGCACCGTTAATGGTGTAGAATTGCTGCACTCCAGTGTTACCAGTAATAGTGAATGAAACAACTTGACCTATGTTTACTCCAGCAATTACAACTGTTCCGTTGTAGAACATGTATGGCTTTTGTGTACCCTTCTCAATACCAGCCTCTTTTCGTAGAACAGGCGTGCTTGCTGTTTCTTCAAACATACGATGAGTTTTGTATCTGTCACCTTTTGTACCACTTGAATAATTAGATACAGCAGTGGTTTCAAGACGACCAGTATCTGTGTAGCATAGTGCTGAATCAAAGTTTACGCTAAGTCGAAGAGCAGCATCTGTATCAGCAGTCATAGAGAAATCTTTGACCTTGCACCCCTTAAACACACGAGTGAGTTGTTTAGGGTCTGTTGTTCCTCCGTCTGTAACATCAGCATCAGCACCCTCTACATCTCTTCTACGAATGCTTACCTCCATAGCAAAAGATGGCACGCTATCACGAGAATAAAGCAAACGACTGATAGGGAATGTAAGAGCACCTGTTGATGCACGATGAGGGCTACCAGTATTGGTTGCTCCTCCTCCGTCTCCTTGATAGCGAATGATACGCACTTGACAACCATCAGCGTGACCGTAACAAAGACCGTCATCTAGGAAGATAGTATTACCATCAATAGCAGCGATTCTACGAATCTCATTCTTTTGAGTGGTGTCAAAGAAGTCATCTCCTTCAATATTCACCGCACCAAAAGCAGCACCAGTTGCTGTTGTACCTTCACGGTGAGTTATAATATCCTCTACCGTTGTGTCTCTAATAAGAATGTAATCACCTGCTTGAGCGTTAGATGTTCCAGCACTACCATTTGCAGCACTGGTAAATTGAAGAGCACCATCTACTGTAATCAGAGACTGTCCTTTTTCGACAGCACCATTTAGAGTGCGAGTGTTGCTCATAAGTGAGTCATACAGATTTGCAGCAGCACCGTTTGCCATGTAAGATACAGACTCCATACCTAAGCAATAATACAACCATCGTGGATTGTGTAGATTGACTTCAAATGACCCACCTTCATTTAGGAAACGACCCGGTACTTGCACCGCAGCATCACGGCCAAGTCCTACAATGTGGTAACGCTTGAGGTCTACTTTTGTTTCAGGTAGAGTAACAGTAGCAGCAAGACCGAGGAACTGGTCAGTAAGCACACGCTCACTACTAGAAGCCGCTGTGATATTCCATCCAGTCATATTTGCATCAAAGGTTGGTGTACCAAAAGAGTTGATGATGAGTATATCGTTTGCGCCAGAATTACCAATTCCTGATTTCAAAGCAGGTGTAACGGTTAATTCCGTTCCATTTGAAGAGTGATTTTTGTGCTCTAATACAGTGTAAGTGCGACCAGTAGTGTGAGAATCGTCTGCCGTAAAGTTTGTTTTACCAACAATAGAGATTTTACAACCAACAAGCATACCAACTGGATATTTCAAAAGTCCTCCAGTACAAGGTAAAGCAGAGCCACCGCCTGAAAATCCAATAACACTGGTGTTTGAATTAGCATCTGTAGATACATGTTTGAAAAGGAATGATGTTCCAAATCCACCGTGTTTTAGTTCTAATGCTGTTTCGTGACCGAATGAGACTTCGGTTAAATCTCCTTTGTATACTGTAGATGGCATGTCGGCTCAACTCAAGGCACTAACTCCGCAAAGATAACTACTTCTATCTGAAAGGTCATTCGGAATAATACTTTCGACCTATCAGATAAATCGGTACGGGTCTTGTAAACCATGCGGTCAAAGTTTACACCGTCACCTTTTCTTACGGAGTGAATCAATCTTCTAATCTCATTCTCCATCAACTGAAGATGCTTTCTACCCTTTGATGTACGAGCATCAACTGTTATGTTGAGACGAGTAGTAACGAAGTCATACAGCAACTCAGGTGCTTCTTCGTTGTGTGCTGTTTCGTAGCACAGAATATAGTCGTGGCGAGATAAATCAATCCTCTTTCCACGCTCAGGAACAAGGGTAGCAATATCGGCTATGACTGGTTTGATGTTGCTAGTGTTAGCACGATTCCAGTCATTGAGAGTGCTAATAACCATATCAAGAGACTCAGTAAATGTAGCAACCATATTATCACTCCGCCTTCATTTTCTTGTACGCCTTCTTATCAGGCAGCAACAAGCCACCCTTAAACACCAACTTTCTCTCAATTAACAGTGGTGATTCACGGAGCATACGCTTATCGGCATTTTTTAATGCAGCATTAATCTCAGACTGAGGTGCTGCTTGGTTACCTTTTTTGTAACCATCGTCAGTTTTTCTAATACTATACATACCTAATTCTTGTGCTTCGACCTTATCTCTAAACACTTCAGGTCGCTGAGTAATAACAGCACGAAGTTCTTTTTGCATCTTTGGGTCTGACAATTCAGCAGTCAGCATTTCCAAAAACTCATCTTGAGGCTTCATACGGCATCACTCAAACACAACAATTTCGATATATCGGGCTAAGATAGCATCGACTTCAGCCCGTAGCAACTGAATCTTTGAAGTCAAATCTACATTCTGAGTTCCTTCAGGAATCAATACACTTCTGTCATCTGACATTAGAACATCAATCGCCACCATCTTCGTAGCAGCCTCTTCAATGGCTTTCTCTAAGTATCTCTCACCATAAATGTATGAGCACTTGATAGCATTCCACTCAAAGAACGGATAGGAGTTGTTGAAGTAGATAATACCCATCTCATAGTCAGCCCACCAATCTCTTAGACGAGCATTATCACCACTTGCTGAGCCACCTTGTAAGTCGATGGTAAAAGTGTGCTGAATAATTTCTCCACTAAGGTCACTAAGAGGACTACCTACAACAACAACGCATCCTGTAAATGATGTAGCAGTTTTACCAGTATATCTGAATACAGTATCACCTTTTGCACAGACACCAGCGTGTGAAAAAGAACTGGTATCGTCTACATTGACAGTAGTAGATACAACACTGGTAATAGTTGCTGTATGCTTGGTGGTTTGTTTGAGTTGGATATTGCTGTCAGTGGTGACAATAGAACAGGTCTCACCACCTTTACCAGCACGCATACTGGTAACCTTTACTTTACCAGTGCCGTAATCAGCATTTGCTGTAGCAAGGAACTCGTTATCGACATTGATGTTGCTTGAAGAACCTTCTAATTTGTATGCTGGTGAAAACTCCACTGCTGCTTTATTTACTCTGTCCTCTTTATTGATGAGGTCAGCAAGATTTTGTGCAGTTGTAGCAGGGTCAAAGTCAGCACGCCATTGATTACTACCAGTACCGATAGTCAATGTAGCAGCCGAGCCGTTACCTGTAGACATGATGATAGAGCCTGAAAGTGCTCTTACATCGTCAGGTATGTGAATACGAGCCTCAGCA